AGTAGAGGCATTCATTGTGAATGGAACTACATACGTCAGCACACCTGAAGAAAATAAATATTTAGTTAAACAATTGAGTACAATATAATGGCAGTAGAAATTAAATACGACCAGGAAGTAAGATCTAAACTAGAACTTGGTGTTAAGAAGTTAGCTGATGCAGTTAAGGTAACACTTGGCCCTAAGGGTAGAAATGTAATTATAGGAACACATACAGATGATCCACATGTAACCAAAGATGGTGTGACTGTGGCTAAGAGTATAGTCCTAGATGACTGGTATGAGAATATGGGAGCAACTATAGTTAAGAGAGTGGCAGAAAAATCTAACAGTAAAGCTGGAGATGGAACTACTACAGCTACTGTACTTACTAATGCTATTCTTAGAGAAGGAATGAAGTTAGTTTCTGCAAGTTATGATCCTGTTGAGATTAAAAAAGGAATGGACAAAGCAACCCAGGCTATCATTGAAGAGCTGAATAAATCAGCAATTCCAGTAGATACTGACTCAGAATTGATAAAACAAATTGCCACTATTAGTGCAAATAATGATCACGAGATTGGTGAGTTAGTTGCCAATGCTTACGAAATTGTTGGATCCGATGGGGCAGTAAGTGTTGAAGAAGGCAACGGATATAGGACTAAAGTAAATATAGTTGATGGGTTACAGTTCGACAGAGGACTCCTATCAACTTTTTTCTCTTCTGAACCCAATAAGACTGAGGTTACACTAACAGATCCATATATACTTGTTACTGATGGAAAGGTAGAGAGTGTGAATGAAGTAATGGCTACATTACAACCGGTAGCAACACAAGGAAGATCACTATTAATTATAGCAGATGATGTTACAGGGCAAGGGTTATCTACCCTTGTAATGAACAAAATGAGAGGTGGAATGCAGCTTGCTGCAGTGAAGATCCCTGCATTTGGACCCTATAAAAAAACCATAGCAAAAGACATTGCAGCAATAGTAGGAGCGCAAGTAGTGCCGAAGGATATGCTATGTGATGTTGACGAAGAATACTTTGACCAAATACTAGGAACAGCAAGCATTGTTACTATAAACCAACATAGTACTATTATTATGGGTGGTAATAAAGATCAGAAAGCTATAGATATAATCGTAAAAGATATAGATAAAGGGCTTGATAGTGATAAAGTATTGCCTGCTGACAAAGAAAGACTAAAGATAAGAAGAGCTAAACTGAAAGGTGGTGTTGCAGTTATTGAAGTTGGAGCTGGATCAGAAGTAGACATGAAAGAAAAAAAGGACAGAATAGATGATGCAAAAGAAGCTGTCAAGAGTGCCTTGGAAGAAGGCGTTGTACTTGGTGGGGGAATGGCGTTAATCAATGCTTTAAACAAAATTAATATAGAAGTAAATGATAATTCAGATGAAAAATACGGAGTTGAAATTATTGAAAGAGCAGTATTAGAACCATTTAAAATAATCTGTGAAAATGCAGGTGTAAGTGGTGATGTTAAACTTAATCGAGTGTTAAGTATGCCTGAAGGAATTGGATACAATGCAAAAAATGACACCATTGTAGCAATGCTTGAAGAAGGAATACTTGATCCCAAGAAAGTAACAAGAATAGCTCTTGAGTCAGCAACTAGTGTTGCTGGAACATTAATGACAACTATGTGTGGTATTGTCCCAAAAGAATAACAATGACACTACAAGAATTAGAAACAGAAATATTACGCAGAGAAAAAGCTAACACAATGGCTCCATTCCCAGTGTATGACACTGAAGTAATAATAGATTTAAAAAAATTAAAACAAATTATGAAAAGCAATGGCCCAGATTATGATGAGCTAAAAGTAGATTACTGCAAGACATGCCTGTCTCTATCTTTAAAAGACATCAAAATACCATCAGAAAAAAGCAATAGCAAGGAAGATGCGATAACATATTGCATATCATGTGGGAATACTGAGATTGCAACAGCAATAACAATATTCGAATGGAAAGAAATTTATGCAGATAAGTATGGAACTGACTTTTTAAAAGAATAATGATAACTCTAGCAGATATACTAAACCCAAGGAACTGGAAAGGAAAACATTCTTTTAGCCATGAAGAATCTGCCTCTACTAAGAAATATGTAGAGAAAGAGGCATCAAAGATACATACTATAGTTGAGGACTTAAATGAGGTCTTAATTAATGGAAAATACGTTGCACATACGTTGATTACATCAGATAAATCTGAAGAATATCATACTCTTAAAGTAGAAATAAAATATTATGCCAACAAGAAGAAACATAAACATAAAAAGAATTCACACAAGCAAGAGGTCAATATTTAGATATTGGCTAGAATTTTTAAAGCCTTATCATAAGTTAAGACCCAAAGAGATTGAAGCACTTGGATTGATGTTGTTTTATAGGTATGAATTCTCACTAGAGGTTGAGAATGAAGATCTTATAAACACACTTTTATTTTCCGAGAAAACTAGAATAAAGATTAAAAATGAATTAAATCAAATGGACCATAAAGTTTTCAATAACTTATTGACTTCATTGAGGAAAAAAGGTGTCTTGATTAAGGATGATAAAGGAAATAGGATAAATCCTGTCCTTGTACCCAACATGACTGAAGATGGATTCCAGTTAATATTTGACTTTGACATAAAGAAATAATGCACAACTCTAGAAGGTTAGATAAGAAAAAAATTGAAGAAATTGCTGAAAAAAATGGCATTTCATTTGAGCAAGCTAAAGAAATAGTCTACTCACCATATGAGTTCATAAGAGAGAAGCTTGGAGAGTTGTCGCTTGATGACAACCTTAGTGAAGAAGAATTCTATAGAAAGAAGACTAACTTTAATATGCCATCGCTATTTAAGCTATACGCATCATATTATGCGTACAAAGAGATAATGAAAAAGAAAAATAAATTATAGGAATTTAAATTTAAAATTCTTATGTTTGTATACAATTAATATTAATTTTTAAACATTTAATTATGAGTAAAGAAGTTCAAGGTCCTGAGCAGGAAGAAGTTCAGCCTAATGCAGTAGTGGTTTCAATGCAAGTTATGCAAGCAGTGTTAAAGTATTTAGACACTCAGCCAAGAGGTGTTGTAAATCAGTTAGCTGTAGCTTTAGAGCAAAGCAGGCCAGTTCATGTTAAGCAGGAAGCTGCACCAGCTGCTCCAGCTCAAGAAGCTAAATTAGAACAAGTTAAGTAGCCTTATGGAGAAAGATTTGTCAAACATTAAAGACAAGCAAGCTACTGAAGAAGGTATAAAAGACTTCTTTAAGATTAGAGATGTTTCGAATAAAGTTGAAGACACTAACAAAATCTTGTCTGAAGAAATAACAACAAAAGAAGAGTTATATAAAAAGTCTCTAAAAATAGAGACTTTACCTTCTCACATAAAACCATTGTTTAACAATATATTCCTATCAGCTAGAAGGAATAAACTAACTGAAAATGGATTATATCTACCAACTGCATCATTTGGATCTAATGGTGATACAGACTTAGAGGTAGACTTCTCAGACACACAAATAGTTTTGGCAGTTGGAGGATCTGTTAGAGGGATTGAGCCAGGATTTGAAGTTGTTATAAATGTCGAAAACTTTAAAAGAAGACTATCAGATACAGTTGCTCAGAAAGTAAATAAAGAATACGAGTATGAGATGCCTGTAAAAGTAATAGAAGGAGTAGAGTACATCTATCTCAATGAGAGAGATCTACTGTACATATCAAATACTAATGAAATAACATTAAAACCAATAGAGTAATGGAATTACCTAAAAAAAAATAATTGAACACTTAGAAGATGAAAAAGGGGAGGAATAAGCCCTATAACACATAATGTATGATAGCTTTACTTGATTGTAAGGCTATTTTTATTTAGATTTGTATATAACATTTAAAAATAGAGAGGAATGAATGATATAGTATTAAAGCCAGAACAAGGTGAAAAAGATCACTTTAGGTTATTTGTCAATGGAGTAGATATCTTTGGTAAGCAAGAGAAGAGTGTTTTCAGGCACTTGATAGGAGTAATTGACGGAGGAATAAATACAGGCCTATAATGAACCTGTTTGAAATTGAAAATAATGTAGTAGTGTTTAGTCCACAAGCATTGCTCATTAAACCATTTAAGGATATATGGGACAGTGATAAAAGTGCTGATAAATCCAAGGCTGCAAAGTATCTTGGGTTTATCTATTACATGGCTGACCAAAGAAGTGACTTTATGCACATCTTAGATGAGCAGGAAAGAATAGATGAAATAAAGAAATTTATGGATCTACCTGCTGCATTTAAAGGTACTGGAAAGACATATGTTAGAGCTATACATTTCTACAAACAAATATCAGAAACTACAAGCACCAAGTTGCTGACTAGCACTAGGCTGGTAATCAAGAAGATATCTGAATTTCTTGATGATATTGATATGGATGAGAGAGATCCTAGAAATAATAAACCTATTCATGATATAGGTAAAATTACAGCTTCTGTAGAAAAAATTCCTAAATTAATCAAAGCATTGAATGAGGTAGAAAAAGAAGTTATTAAAGAGAAGGAATTAAAGGCTTCATCTGGTAACAAAACTGCTGCAATGTTTGAAGAAGGTAATTTCTAATGAGAAAATTTAACTCCATACAAACAGAATTAACTGATGAATTGCTAGAAGCAATGCCTCGCATTGAGAAGCAGGACCTACTTGATAGTATAGATTCAATCATGTTTATACAAAATCTAGCTAGTCCAGATAGAAAATTCTGTAAGGATCTAGACAGATGGGACAATCCATTGCTACCAGAAGTGTCAGATGATCCAGATTTAGAGCCAAGAAAGTTAGATCCAAATGGAACAATATCTGTAAACCTTACTAATCCTCATATCTTAACTAATATGGATTACTTCAGGCCTGCAGCAATTCATTTTGAAAAGCATGGATGTTATACTAAGATATTTCCCAATAAAAATCCTAACTCAGAATATTTTAAGTTCTGGGCAGAAGAAGCAAGAAGGTGTAGAGAAGGATATGTTAGACAGAGTGATGGCGAATGGGTTCCAGGTAATTACTACTTTCAATTAAACTATGCTCCACTATTAAGAGCTGAGATTAAGAAAGGAACTAAACAGGCTGACAGGGTAGAGGGGTTTCCTTATGTATATGATGCAGACTACTGGTTCTTTCATTATGTAGAGCAATGTAGAGCATTAGGTAAGCACGGAGCTAACCTCAAGAGAAGGGGATGTGGATATTCTGTGAAGGCTAGCAATATGTTGGCAAAGAATTTTGTACTTGGAGACACTGCTAAAGCTAAAAAGAAGGTAAAATCATTTGCTATTGCAAATGAGAAAGAATACTTGACTAAGGATGGTATACTAAATAAATTCGTGTCAGTTATAGATTGGTGCGCAGGAACTACACCATGGCCAAGAATAAGAACCTTGAAAGATTCTCTTAATGACATGCATTGGAGAATGGGTAGAAAAGATAATACCAGAGGTACTGAAGTTGGAGTGCTGAATGAGGTAATGGGAGTTACATTAAAGAATGATCCACAAAAGGCAAGGGGAAAAAGGGGTGCTTTAGTACTTTGGGAAGAGGCTGGAAAATTTGATGACTTCTTGACAGCCTGGAAAATTGCTCAACCATCAGTGGAAGAATCTGGATTTGCATTTGGATTCATGATGGCAGGTGGTACTGGTGGGGTTGAAGGTGGAGCTTTCGAAGGACTAGAAGAAATATTCTATAACTCGTCTGGTTATAATATCCATTCTATGCCCAATGTGTTTGACAAGAATACTAATGGAA